ACCATATTGAGTGGTTATACCAGAAGATATTACCTTTAACTGTCCAGTTGCATTCTTCTGTTGGGTTCCGAATCTGTAGTATGTTGCTATAGCTTCACGACTTGCCAAACAATTTGGAACCAGAGCTGCTTTATTAAGAAGGCGGACGACGTTCTTATCGGGCATCACTGGATCATTTGTTTCGACAATTATGACAGCATGTTCAGCATACTCCCGAGGAATAATCCTGGCTGGATCACCTCTCATTAACTTAAGGATGTGTCTGGAGAAATTGACAGCTAGATCTTCAAATTCAATATTAGACACAGACAAATCTTTTATGACTGTATCTAACTTAAATTTGTTCTTATTGCCAAATACGATGGACTCATCAACATTTATATTATACGTATTTCTGAGAACATAGTCAGCCATCAAACTAGCGTTACGCTTAACAGGATCAGTTATAGCTTCATATGCCGAAATGACACTAGAAACATAATCCTCCATCCCATCTACAGTTGACCTATGTTCCATCAGGAATTTCTTAACATTGAACTCAGCCATAATAAGAGCCATATACCATCCAGTGGATTTCAGAATCTCAACGTCCACTCTATCATAGAATGTATCTTTTATTCTGTTCGACATGGATACTTCGATATTTTGGATCTTATTCAAATGATCGAGTATAACTTTCTGAGTATCATAATAAGAAGGAAGGATAGGTGCCCAGACAGCTTCCACTAATGACGGTGCGTTCCCAATTCCTTCCATGGTAAAAGAAGAAGCCTCTGGAACTATGCCATTAACGCCAACCATTGGGGGGCAAGGATACGAACCAAATTGTGCTGTAGATATCACAGCCATTGGATATCGAAGATACCAATTTCTAGTAATAGCAGAATACCACAAATATTCGGTGTCCTCGAAGTTGGCACGGAATGTCGGGAGGAGCCTCTTTCCCATATTGAAAGAGCCATAAGCCATAAACAACGAGCGAGCACAAGATATCATGCCTTCACGATACGGTGCTCGTCCCATCATTTCCTTCAACTGAGAATCTAGAGAGCCCCAATTAGTATGAAAATCTCCCATCTCTCCATGTTCGTGAGTTATGATCGGTAATCTGTCTGAAGCGCTAGTTACGACACCGCATGCGCAAGGAACTTGCAAAAATATGCCAGTAGATGTATTAGCTACATTCTCAAACTTTAGATTGATGATTTTTCCAAAATTGGCTATATCTTCTAAAATCTTTTGAACTTCCTCCTTCTCAGATTTAACTTCAATATTAGCTGTTATGATAATGACAATATCATCACCGGATACATACCCATCAATTCTCCTAGGATACTTTGCGCTTAGGGCTGACAATACAGCATAAGTCGTAAAAGTACCATAAGCCGAAGTTGTTGCGAGGCCTGAACCAAGAGTATTCTGAGATGTCGCCACAAGGACACCTTCTTCACGACTTTCGATTACTGGAGCAGCGTATGTTACAGCTTTACCGTCACAATACATTTTATCGTAAGCAGAAAGCCACATTAACTCCTCTGATGTGGATCCGTCGTCATGGTGTACGGTGACTTTAGAATATCCAGGACTATAAGCGAAGTATTGATTTCTGTTTGTTCTAAGCACTGCGAGCAGATAACTATCTATAAGATCTCGAATTGCTTGGGGAATAGTAGAATCAAAACCCGATGCATCGGCTGAAGATACAATTTTGTCCTTAGCACCAGTCGCATAAGCAATAGGAATAGCATCATGAATAGATCCTGATATCTTCTTCGAAACTATAGCTTTTGCATGTTTTGAACATTTTGAGTATACCTCAGCCAGAGGTACGGCCATAACTTGATGAGGCATAGGAGTCATTACTACAACTCGAGCTCTTCTTAAGGTCTGGATCCTGCTGGTTGTTGTTGGCATCAGAGCGGCAAATTTCCTGAAAGACTCTTGATCACTAAGATCATTCTGCATCCAGGCAAATGAAACAACTTTTGTCTTCGTGATTCGCTTTGCAAGCTTAGCAGCCTCTGGATCCATTTGAGAGAAGACAGCGTGTGTCCTGTCATCAAATTCCTGCAAAACAGCTCCCGAAGATTTGGTCGTCGTAAATTCAGCCATTGTCTCATGAAAGTCGATGTTATCCATTTTACCTTTCACTTTATCTACTAACGTTTCAATATGCCGTCCAAGTTGTTTGTGAACAACTGATTGATCTTTCTTGTATCTAATTGGTACACCAAGATATGACACTGCTACTTTTGGAGACTCGACAGCTGAATGAAGTTTACTCATCTGACCGTCAATTACCGCGATAGACTGCAACGTCATGAAAAATGTGCCAGTGGAGACCATGTTCTTAGCATTGATTAACATCAAGTGTCTTTCGTCAAACGTCCACTTAGAATGATTTTCGTCACACATATCCATAAACCACTTGATTTGAGGATATTGAGACATCTTCTCATAATCTTCAGCGGAGTCATCTGAAAAGTCAACACATTCATACTCATTAATATTGGCAAGTTGACCAGACTCGTCCATCTCGATATGAGGTAGTTTCACCTTGTCAAATAGCCTAATAGACATGAGAGAAGATAGTTTCTTGATCTTCAAACACTGATCCATGAAGGTGGAATCATCTTTAAGAAAGATCTCTTCCCAGAGCTCCATCGTCGTATTTGCGATCGTATCATTGATAAAGCACCCTGACCTAGATGCGAGATGTCCCCTAAGACATGCCGTGTAGAGGGACGCAAGAATACAGGGTGCCTGTCTGGCTTTCTTTGAATATATAACTGTTCTGCCATTACCGGATTCAGCGGCTTTCCAAGGAAGCGAGAAACCAACGGAAGAGTCCTCCACTCCAGGTAAGTCGGTGAGTCGCAACAAGAGTCGACTAGCGTACCACAGGAATGGGGAGTAACAATGTCCAGAGTCCCCGACTTCCAAGGCAAGCCAAACAACGGTTTGTCCGACATTGAGTCCACGTAACTGAATGAGCTTTTTGTTGAGGAGGGTGATCCAAGCTCTGGCTTCTTTAGCTTCCACTCCGCCGTTGCCAGCCGAGTCGGATAAGCTATCAAAGCTCCACCTGTCCGGGTAGAGTTTCTTAGAGTTGGTTCTATCGATAGTCGCCCTTTGGGTCGCAGGGTTGTAAGAAGCCACTGCTTTGAAGGGAGTAGATTTGAAGATTCGATCAGACGGAGATATGAACGATGCCCCTTTATGGTATGCGCATTCAACGCAGCTGTCAGAATCTCCTGGCTTATGCCAGTTCTCGATTTCCGTAATGGCGTAGATTTGAGATTCCGGTGTTGAAGGTATTGCGCAGTAACTTCCTTCATTTCCTTTTCCAAGTGACTGTCCCAAAGCGACATTCCCACAAAGCAATTCCTTACTTGCTCGGAATATGGATCTGAGACTTTGTGCTCTTGAGAGAAAATCTCCTTCATTGTAGGTAATTTCTTCGGTTTCTTGTCCTCTCTTTCTGAAGCTAGCATTTGGTCCTTTACTTTGGCGCATCTTACTACCTCCTTCTGGTATAGGAACTTGTCCTGCTTCTCCATTCGATCTGGAGTCGCTAGGAAATCCAGTCCCATGACTTGTCGGCATTGAGTCTGATCCTCTATCAAATCGTCCTGCACGTCCAGAATCTGCATCTTCAGAGTCTTTAGGCCCCGAATCTCTTCCTCTTTCTTTGCTACCGGCTGAAGTATAGTTTGATCTACTATTACCTCCATCGTCATTAGATTGGCTATGTCCTTTATCCGATCGTTCTCTGGATCCAGAGGAGGAACGTTGATTAGCTGACTTTCCGTTTTTATCTGCAAAGGGTCTACCATCCAATGAGGAATGATCATCCCCTTTGGAAATATCCCCCAATCCTTTGTGAACCTTAGAGTAGGCATTTCGATTATAAGTCCAAACTTGATGAATTCTTGTCGCACATGTTCGCACCACCCGTTCCTCATGATCCACCGACCATTTGGAAAGAGGGTCCGAAGATGGGCTACACCATATTTTGTCCTCAGCTGTTGAATGCTTTTGATATAAGTGTCCCACTGGAGTACCCCCCAGTCCAGACTGCAATGTCTCACTTTCGTTCCGATTGATATCCGACCCAGTAGAGTGTTGTGTTGTTCGGTCCAGACCTTCTTCAAATAAGTCTGATCCCAAATTACCTTCCACTCCCATGATGGTTGGGTGTACATCGTTAGCCATGATTGTGGAGAAAAATTCAAAAAGAATCGATAAGTTAACTTTTCCCAATCTTCCAAAAATAACTTGAACCTGTAATCACCAATCGTCATAAGATTGATTTTCCCAGAATTTAAATCATCTAGAGTTGGTCGAAACTTAGAATCTCTAAACCGATAATAACTGGAAAGTGGAATCGGTTCGACTATCTCACGCATTATCCAATCCAACGGTCCAAATTCTACTGTACTAAACTGAATAGCTTAGGAGAGTAGAATTAAACCTCAAGCGATAGGACATTCACGACTTTAGAAAATAGTTCATTTGAAGAAAAAGTAACTCCCAAGTTTGATCACTCAAACTTGGAAGTTAGCTTCAAATCGTAGAACAATAATAGAAAATCGAACGCAGTTGGTACGGTGACCGTTCTGATTCGCTTTTACTTCGGTGTGCTGATTATTTCGTGTTTCATAGCATTTAATATTAGATTGTAA